GGTACGGCGGATTCCTACCGTAATGACTGCAAACAATGCGCTCACCAGCATAGGCTCAAATACGAAGAGAACCCTGACGTGAAAGCGCGTATGTTGGCCTATGGAGATGTTTACCGCAATCGACCTGATATCAAGTCGCGTGAACGGGCAAGACTGAAAGAATATCGAAGTAGGCCCGATATCCAAGAGCGCGATATCGCACAGCGCAAAGAATATTACGCACGCCCCGAAGTTAAGGATATATATCGAGCACATTCCAGCAAACGGCGTTCTGTCAAGAAGTCGATTGCAGGCACATATACACCGGAGCAGATACAAGAACTACTCAAGCGACAGAAACATAAGTGCTATTATTGCATGGGCAAGTTGCCACGAGTCAACGGTAAATACGTGTACCACATTGAACACACATTCCCACTCAGTAGGGTAGTAGGAACCGACATACCGGCAAATGATATCGCCTACTTGGTGATCGCCTGTGCCAAGTGCAATCAAACAAAGCAGGATAAGTTTCCTTGGGAATTCAGCGAAGGCGGTCGCCTGTTCTAGCGCGTGTATACTGGGATGAGCAGAACACAGAAGGAGAGCAACAATGGCAGCATATCCAGGATCATCACAGGACCGACAGTATCAACAGTTCCACCTAAAGCCGGGGACCGTGATACAGCGCAATGACAGGGAGATAAATAATGGTATTGGCCCCTATCCCATGCCTGGGGCAAAGCTACTTATTATTGCGGTGTACGATGAGGGAGTAGAGGCCGAATTTGTCGATGATAGCCTTTGTACCTCTGCTTATGGTACTCAGATCGATTTCACAGATAGGGTGAATATCACTGAAGAATGGTTCATGCCAGACTAACATCACCTAGCATCCACCATCGATGCCATAGGCGATATTGGAGCGTAAGAGGAGATACCAGCAATGACAGCAACACATTTTGAGATCGGTGATCGTGTCTACGCGCCAGATATCCGGCGTGCTGGCACCGTCATCGAATGGCAGCGTAGAGAAGCGTATGGTGATCTCATCCCAGCCAGTTATGCCTATCGTGTGCACTTCGATGATGGGTTTGTCTCAACGGATGAAGATGATTGGTTTGAAGCATTCATCCCACAGAGGCAGTTACAAGGTGAGGGTGCTTTTAAGTCTGGTAGCTATCCGCTTTGCCCAACATGTGTAGGGCGTGGCAAGACAATCCGCATGATCGGATGGGAATGCCCAACCTGCCACAAGCGCTATCCAGTCACGCCAGTTTCGCAATGGGTAAGTCCAGAAGAATTGGCGGCATGTGGGCATGTATTTGGTGCACTCACATCGGTGACAAATGATGAGCTATGTGCTGCCTGTCGCGGGCAAGGGCATATCGTACCACACGCCAGATAGGCGATACTGTGCAGAGCACAGCAGCAGAAGGAGTACCAGCATGGTAGAGCACTACCAGCCATTCCACCTTGTACCTGGCATCACGATACAGCGCAATGATAAACCCAAACCAGGGGCCAATTCATGCATGCTCCCAAATATAAAGCTGCTTGTTGAAGAGGTGTGGGATGACCTGGCACAAGTCATGTATACCGATGATTCACCTGGAACCCTTCACACCTATATTCTTCGGAGTGATATCACTGAAGAGTGGTTCATCCCTGACTAGCGCACATGGCCGTGTGCTTCGCATGCGCTATACTGGAGTGGAGATTACGCGAGGAGAGTAGATGATGACCGAACTAGAACAGCTACGCGCAGAGATTGACGCACTGAAAGCACAGCAGCAACGCACCATCGAGGCATACACACAAGTCAAGCAAGTAGCGGATGCCGAGGTAGCTTACATGCGTGCTGGTGTACGCGATATCGCTACTGCTGCCGTCAATATCATGGATGCATTTGCTAAGGCGCTAGGTGTTATCGTGGAGGGCAAGTAGCCATGAGCAATAACAATATCCCGATGATACCGCTTACCATAGCGCAAGGTGAGCACTACAGGAAGTCGATGCCCAGCCCCGAAGAGTGGATGATCCGCTATGGTGTAAGCGGTGCACTTGCCAGCGAGATAAAAGCCACCATCGGGGTTGCACCACTATCACGAGAGCGTGCGCAGGAAGTATGCCGCCTCATAGAATCGGGCATGGCGTCCTATGTCGCCATGCAGGCGACGGAGGGGCGAGCATGATACGGCTCACCACAGAACTAAAAGCCGCGCTATACGACTTGGTGGCGGCAGCAGGTAACACGGATCGCCATGATGCGCGATTGTGTGAAGCCGAAGATATGCTACACGATGCGATCAGGGAACTCGAAATGCTCCAGACGCATCCGGCAAAAGTGATTAACATTCCACCGATTGTGATAGATATGTCACTTGAGCGCACGCTAGATAGCGTTATGCTGGATTGGCGCAACCATACCGGATATGGACATATTACCAATGCAGGAACGTCGCCAGCAGTGACACCAGACTCAGCACCATAGCCACTATCGCGAGCACCGTTGGCACGCTCCAATACTTCGCCGTGTAATCGTGGGTGACATGCACCTGCGCTGGCTTCCACGGCATGAGTGTTGCGCCTTTGGGGACAGTGACCAACTCAGGAGCATCGTCACCATCACCGAGCATGATGGGCTTCGGTGCATTGTCGCTCATATCATCGCCTACTTTCCAAAAGGAGCACACCATGGAACTGGAATGGATGTACTGGCGGCGACGTATCCAAGAAACACTCATCCATGACTATCGTGAATGCTGTATCGCAGACCTAAACGAAGGGGATACCTTCGACCTTGGCATCTCAAATGAGACCATTGCCCAAGTCATCGAGAAGCTACCCGATGGTCGAGCGTGGTGCCTACGTAGTGATGGTATAAGGTTTCTCAATCCAGCAAACCATCGTGTTCAGGCGCATGTGACGCCACAGACAGAGGCATTCATAGCGTCACGAAATCTTACGCGTGCGCTAGCATATGCAGTGCGTGATGATTTGGAGCGGAGCAGGACACACCAAGATCCATACAGACCATGGCATCGCTCATCCTAGCGTGTCTATCCGAAACTTGCGGAACTGCTCACGGCGTTGCCTGCGCTCGGCTATCGCAGTGATACGCGCCTTGGCATAGTCCACATCGCTATCATCATCGTCGCTATCGTCAGCATCATCCTGTGCTGCTAATCGTGCGTTACGATCTGCTACATCCTTTGCGTGACGGCTCTCGATGACGCCAGCGGCGAAGAGTGCCAGCAGTAGCGCCATAGTGAGCGTGCTACCATAGTGAATCTGCAAGGCATCGCCACTACTGAGCACATCACCATTGGTACCTTGCAGGATCGCTGTCTTGCCAGGTATCCAGTACCAATCAGCAGTATCGCTCGGTGCCTCACCTTTACCCAACTTCGCTACTACCTGCGAGTCACCATTGACGGTGATCGTGGGCGTGGAGGTGATGGGTAGTGAAGTATCGAACGATGTTGACTCACCGTCACCAGTGATGGTATCGCGCTGGTTGGGCATATCAACCTTGTCACCATCCAGCAATTCACCGTTGCTTATAGCATCGATGTTCACGCCAGCAGGTAACTCAAGAATGGTTGCACCGCACTTACAAAACTTGTGCGAATCATTAGGCGAGGTGCAACCATTCGGGAACGCTTCGCCCTCAGCTACCACGCAGCCATCATTCAGTAAGCAGAAATCGCATGCACCAGGATCGCAGTTCCACACATAATAGGTAACGGTGTTATCGTTATCGTCGGCACTCGCTTTGCGCTGCATGCTTTTCTTCGCCGTCGCCTTGGGTGGCACTGGTGGCTCATCAGCATCATCCTGTGGTGGCGTCTTCGCTGGTGGCTCAGGCTTCGCAGGAGGTTCACCATTGGCGGGTGGGAGCGCTGGTGGCTGTCCTGGTAGTGGCGCCGGGAGAATTGGCTCAGGCGCGGGCATAGGCGGTGCAGCGGGTTTCGTCATGGATTGCTCAGCATAGTCCATGATTTTGTCAATGGGCACAAGCACTTGGCCGAGCCGGATCACATCACCATCAGAACCGATGCTAGGAAACCCTTGCATCTCCTGTGCTTGATTATAGGTGCATGCGCCCTGCTGGTAAGATGTGACGGCACGTTGTGCTTGTGCGTCTAGCTGTGCCTGTATCATCTCTTGGATGACTTCAACGCTCGTTTTATCGTAGTATAGATATGCCCCACCGACCGTACTCACCAAGTCAGGATACATCGGCACTAACCAGTAATTCCATAGCGCATAGAGCTTATCGAGTGCAGGGAATATCGCCTCGGTGTAGCTCGCCACTTTGGCTTGCTGCATATTCTGATATGTACTAGCCGAGGTATCGCCAACTAATTGCGGCGAGATATCATAGAGATTAGCAAGCGAAGCGGTATTTGCCTGCATGCTCTTGAGCCAATCCATTTCGCTTGGTGGCACGGCGGTCTGTGTATACGTCAAGCCACCATCGAGGACTGGTACTTTGCCTGCATTGCTATATCCCTGATATTTGCCGTTGATCTTCGCTTCAAGCGCATCACGGTCAGGCTTGGACATAGCTACGGGTGATGTCCACACGCCTGGTGGCTTGCCGTGATTCTGGAGTAGCGCCAAGTTCCATTTCCTTGCCGCCGTTTGCTGGTCAACTAGGATAGCGCCTGGCTCTATTGGTGACATGCCATAGATAGGATCGTTGGGATTCCAGGTACGCATACGGCCAATATTGCGGGGATCGATGGGATTCATCGTGGCATCCCAGTCGGTATAGTTATAGCCCACAATGCCGCGTGTCTTATCAGGTAGGATCTCTACCTTATCCGGCTGCAAGGTCCATAACTCATCTGGAGGACCGGCAATGCCCTTGCGAATCGCATACTGATAGCTATTTGCCGCGATAAGGAAATAACCTAACACGGCTTCCCGATAGTCCACACCACTCTGCTCAGGGTTGGGATGTGCTAGCTTATCCAGTAACGGATGCTTCTCTATCTCCGTTTTCATCGTCGCATCGGTATAGAGTTTCGGTGGAATTGCCGCGCCATTTTGTATGATGTAGTGAATTACCTTGTATAACACCGGCTCATTAGCGAACCCTTCCTTAGCGAATGAGCGGTAATTGCGAGGCATCTGTACTGGGACCGGAAGTCCGGCAAATGACACAAGTGAGGTGTAGGCGGGATTGGCCTTTTCTTCGCTTACAATAAGTCGTGGCGCTGGCGACTTCTGACTTGGGTGATGATAGCGCTTTTTGCCCATATCATCACCTCGCTAGCTAGTCATCCCAACCACCATGAGCTGCTGCCCAGGCAAAAGGATCTGCTTGTCCTTGTTTAATAGCCTCTGTCAATGATTGCTCTGTGATCTCTTCTGGTAATGGCTCATCATGCAGTGGAATACCGAAGTAGAGGCTAATTAATTCTGTGTATGCTCCACTTGAGGCGTCCACCGCATCATCATGGATCGCCACATTAGGAAAGCCGACCATCTGATTGATGTATTGGTTATTCCATGCGCCCTTGAGCAGAAACACGTTCATCGCTTCGCACTGCGAGCTAAACGGGCCTGCGCGTGTCACCTTATCACCCGTCTCAGGCTTGCCGCCGATGTTATAACCATCAAGCAACGTCACATAATCATGATGCTGATCCTTGCCAGCCTGCCCAGGATCTTGCGGTATACGGATAGCAACTTCTTTGCCGTCAAGTTCTGCTGTCTGCTTTACGGTGGCTTTCACCGCGCCTGGTGACTCTCGGATAAAGATCACATCAAGGATATAATAGCGCCCTTCTTTGGTGCGGCCCATCTTTACGCCACATGTCCAGTCAGGATCGCTTCGCCCCTTCTTTGGTTCGGTACCCGCTAAGTCCCATCGACGTACTACGTTCGTAAACTCGGCAGGTGCGGCGTCAACGACAGGGAACCAATGCCGCTTGAACATATTGCCCTCACGTCGCACCTTCCATGCCTGCGGTCCACCAGAGAGGATGATACGCTCCACCAGTGGCAATGCCTGTATGCGTCCCTTATAGCCCGGATCGGATTGCATCAGCGCGGGGTTATCTTCAAGATGCGCCTCGATGAACGTCGCGCTATGCACATTCTCCAGTGGGATATAGTCGGGCCGATCCTTCGCAGATCGCAGCCATACGATATCGTCACCTTCGCGATAGAACCAGCGCACCTCGCCACTCTTGGCCGGATCGGCGTATTCGTCATCGACCCATGGCGCGAGAAAACGGCGTACCCATGACTCAGGATCGGGATTAGTGGTAGCCCGCATAACCGGCTTGACGCCACAGGTAGAACGCACACGAGAGAGCAGGTAGAAAAATTGTGATTCCGTGAAGTGTGTGAGTTCGTCAAATCCAACGAAGTCGAGTTGGCTACCTTGCCAAGCGAGCTTATCATCTTCGTGCTGCAAATGGTGGAATCGTACCGATGTACCATAATCGGGCCACTTCCACCCTAACCATGGTGTCTGTCGTGGCTTGCCATTGGCATGGGGATAGATAAGCTGCGAGGTATCCCACAATCCACCCGTCGCGGTAATCTGTGGTGACTCACGCCGGAATATGACCGCGCCATAGCCTTTGACTGGCTGCATGAATGCGTGATAAGCGGCATCGAGCAGGAGAGCATAGGATTTTCCTATCCCCCGCCAGCAGCGCCACCATAGATCACAATCTCTACCCATCGCTTCTGGAGGAATAGCTCTTGCGGTCCAGGCTGAGGGCCAATGCGGCGCTCAATGGCTGCTGGCGGGGTTTTCTCACTCTGCATTGTCTGGTGGAACCTCTGGCGTAGGAACATAGAACGTGACGCGCTCGTTCAAGTCAACACTACCACTGTGCTCTGTCTTACTTTGCCGGTGGCCTAGCTCTTTGGCGATATCATCTAGCGCCCCACGAAATGACTCAAATGCGTCACGGTTAAAGCTTTCGCTCGTCATTGGCTCATCACACTTTGGTATAGGGCGTGACTCTATCAGCATGACATGCTCTT